TAGTATTTATTATGAAGATAGTTTTGGAATGCATGCTATGTGGCATTCGTGTAAAGATTGGAAAGAAAAACTATATGCAAAAGTGGAAATAGAAAATGATGAAAATGATGAAAATGATGAAAATGATTTGATTCAAGATAATAATTTCAATGAAATAGAAAATAATGATGAAAATGATTTGATTCAAGATAATAATTTCAATGAAATAGAAAATAATGATGAAAATGATTTGGTTCAAGATAATAATTTCAATGAAATAGAAAATGATGATGAAAATGATTTGGTTCAAGATAATAATTTCAATGAAATAGAAAATGATGATTCTGGTTATTTTAATAAAATACAAGATTATTGTAATTTAACAAAATGCCAAAAATTTGAGATTTTAGAAAATAAAAAGGAAGAATTCAGATATTTTGGTTATAGATATTTGAATTATATTAGATTATTAGAACTTCCAGTAATAAGAAGAAATAATAAAAATGAAGCAGTATTAATAGAATTTCGTATTTTACATCATTTGGAATTCTTGATTAGAAATTGTATCTATAAATTAGGGGAAGAATGGTCTCATACAATAATTTGTGGTAATCTGAACTATGAATATATTAATAATATTATCAACTCAATGAATAGAGATATAAAAATAATTAAAATAGATGTTGATAATTTAACACAATTATCTTATAACAGTATGTTATTAACAAAAAACTTTTGGGATAATTTTATTGGTGAAAAAATATTAATATATCAAGAAGATAGTTGTATATTTAAGACAAATATAAATGATTTTATGATGTGGGATTATATAGGAGCTCCTTGGCCTGATAATTATCATATTAATAAACATAATGTTGGAAATGGTGGGTTTAGTTTAAGAAGTAAAAGTATTATGTTGAAATGTCTAGATTATATTGATGATAATTTTGAATTAAGTTATACTGTAAGAAATTATATGAAAGAAAATAATTTAATTTTAATTCCAGAAGATGTTTTTTTTACATTAGTAATGGAAAAATATTTATTAGGAACAATATCAGATGATAAGACAGCTATGATGTTTTCATCTGAAAGTTTCAATTCAGATAGCTTAGGTGGTCATCAATTTTGGTTAAACAACCCAAATTGGAAAACAAAAATGTATACAAATATAATAAAACAATTAAAATCTACATTTAATGGTTCAACAGAACACAGAGGCGGTTGGAATACAATTCTAAGTACTGCAAAAGAAAATGATTTTTTTAATGAATATTCTCAAATAGAATTTTATGATATTGTTGAGAAAAATTTTATATGGGATAATAATGTTGATGAAAAAATGAAATGGATTGGTGTTATTCATTGCACTAATCAAACACCTCCTTACTTAAATATAATCAATATAAGCCAATTTTTTAATAAGGATTCTTTATTTTTAAGAAACATACATAATTGTCTAGGGTTAATAACATTAGCTCCTAATGTTTATGATTTTATGCATAATGAGTTATTGAAGTTAAATATAAATGTAAATCTTCATTTATTAAAACATCCAATAAATAATGATGAAAATATTCCAAAATTTAATTATGAAAGTTTTGTAAATAATAGTGATAAAAAAATAATACAAATAGGTCAGCAACTTAGAAAAATGACTAGTATATATTTATTAGAAACTGAATTTAATAAATTATGGTTGACTGGTACAAAAAATTTTACAAAAATACAGGATTTATTTGATAAAGAAAAAAAGTATTTGAATTTGAATAATATAAATATAAATGATGTAGAATTTAAATACATTCAATCTTTTGAAGAATATGATGAACTTATGAGTAAAAATATAATTTTTGTAGATTTATTTGATACTGCTGCAAATAATGTAGTATTAGAATGTATAATAAGAGCAACTCCTTTATTAATAACTAAATTACCAGGGGCTATTTTTTATTTAGGTGAAGATTATCCGATGTATTTTGATAGTTTGCAAGAAATATCTGGATTATTAACAAAAGAAAATATAATTAAAACTCATAATTATTTGAAAAAAATAAAAATTCCTAGTAATGATGAATTTATTGGAAGTATAGTGAATATTATTCATAAAAATTAAATAAATTTGAACCCTTGAAGAAATAAAATATAGTTATGATTTAACTATTTTATATCATTTTTGATTTAATTTGTAGAAAATGATATAATGAAATTTTATTTTTATATAGACAGTTCATCTACATCATCAACTACATCATCAACTAGTTCAATTACATCAACTACATCAACTACATCAACTACATCAACTACATCAACTACATCAACTACATCAACTACATCAACTAGACCATCAACTAGACCATCAACTACATCATCAACTACATCATCAACTACATCATCAACAACATCATCAACATTTACAGCATCATCATATTTCAAATTAAACCTATCTGCATCATCCATCTCACAAACATAGTTATATAGTTGAATTTCATCATTTAATTTTGATGAATTTAATTGTTTTATACTATTTATATCTTTTTGCAAGTTTTCAGAATAATAATTATTGGTTGTAATATTACTTTTATTCATTATTAACTCTAGGTTGGGTTTATCAAAATAATGATTCAATACTTTATTAAGTTTAACAATATCATCATTTATTTTTTCAAAAATTAATATTATTTTTATTTTCTTTAAATTATTAAAAGCAATATCAATATTATATGTTTCTCCAGAAATTCGCCATAATATTGCTAATTTTTTATTAATATATGTTAATAATTCTTCTTCATTTAAACTATGTAAAGGAACTTTGTAATCGTCAAAGTCAAAATAATAGTAGTGAGATATGAGTCTATCAATTGGATTTCTTATACATGTAATTGATAAATGTTGTGGAAAAATTGATAATGAATGATTAAATGAAATATGTGATAAAATTACCCTAAATTGATTTTCTTCAAAAAAAGTTTTTTGTTCTTCTTTATAATGATTATAATCATTTTTTTTAGGAATATAAATTTCCTTATCTAAATATATATTTTGAAAATATATATACAACATATTTTCAATTGATGAACCTGCACATTTTTCTATATGATAAAATACAACATCTGGGTTTATTTTGATTATTTTATTGTTTATCTCACTCATTATATTGTATAATAATATATAATTTTATATTTCAAATTTCCCAATTAATTTATAACATTATATCAAAGTTTATAAATTAATTTATTTATAAATTATATGAATAAAAAATTAATAGTGTTTATCATAGATGAATCAACAAATAAGATAATATTAAGTAATAATTTTTCAAATGTTGATATAAAATATATATTGATTAATTATAATAATAAAGATAAAACAGTGATAAAATCATCTAAATATAGTAATGTAATAATACAAAATGAAAATAAGGATAGTTTAGAAATTTTTTTAAATACAAATAATCCTAAATTAATATACTTCACTGTTCCTAAGTTAATTAATCCAGTAGAAAATTATATAAATAGTTCAAATAAGGATATATATGTATTTTCAAATCAATCTTTACAAATAAAAAATAAAAATTGTATTTTAAATAAATCTATGAAAATTGATAAATTCTTATCATTTGCATTTGAGCATTTAGTCATTAAGATAGAGAACCCTATAGAGGAGAAATCTAAAGAGGAGAAATCTAAAGAGGAGAAATCTAAAGAGGAGAAACCTCTAGAGGAGAAACCTGTGGAGAATAAATCTAAAGAAGAGAAACCTCTAGAGGAGAACCCTAGAGAGAAAAATGAAGAAAATACATTAAAAAAAAAACTATATTCTAAACTGGAAATAGAAAATAATAAAAATGAAAATGAAAATGATGAAAATGAAAATAATAATTTGGTTCAAGATAATTTACCAAACATAATAAATACTGATTTTGGAGGATATTTAAATGAAAAATATATAAATTTTACTAGAAAAATGTGCACTAAAAATAGTGACTTTTTAGCAGTTATGAATAAAATAGATATAAATAACATATCTGATTGTGTATTAATTGTTGATTTTTTTAATGGTGGTGGAGGAACTACACAATTTATAAATTATATTATATCAAAATATAAATATTATAATAATTTTGTGGTAGTTAGAAATATAGATAAAAAAATATCTTTAACACTAAATGACGATTATTTAATAAATATATTAAATAATGAAAAAGATTTTTTTAGGTTTACACAAAATATCAATATTACACAAATATTTATAAATCATCTTTTAGGTTTTTCAAATAGCTTTTTGAATGAGTTATATATTTTGAAACAAGATAAAAATATAAAAATGACTACAGTAACACATGATTATAATATGTTTTATGATATAATTCAACCCACATATGAATTATTAGTCAAAAGTAAGAATTTAAAATCATCAAAAATTAATATAAATTTATTTGATGAAATAGTCACTCAACATGAGACTAACTTAGAATTAATGTCAGATAAAATAATAGATAAATCCAAAATTAAAATAATAGCTTTACCAGACTATTATAAAAGACAAAAAATAATAAAAAATACAAATCCTGTTAAAACAATTGGTATACTAGGAAATATAACTGATTTGAAAGGGAGTTATGAATTAAAAAAAATAATAGATACTATGCCAGAAATACAGTTTGTAGTGTTTGGTCTTTTTAATTATGCAAAAAAAAATTTAATAGTTCAATCGTACAATGATATAAATACATTGAACAAATTATTAATAAAATATCAACCACATGCATTGTTAGAATTATCTTCATGGCCAGAAACATATAGTTATGTATTGACTTTATGTATAATAACAAATTTAAAATTAATAATATTAGACAAACCATTAAACAGTGTATGCATAAATAGAACCCAAAAATTACATTCAAATTATGTAATAGCTAAGGATTTTTCTGATGTGACAAATAATATTGAAATATTAGATATACATAATATTTCTTTCTACACAATTTCTCCAAGATTATTTTATAATAGTAGTTGGAATGAGATGTTTATTTCTGGATATAATAAATATATAAATAATAATGCGTTATCAGTAAATAATGAAAAAACAAATCATCTTGAAAAATATGTAATATATTTTCCACAATTTCACTATTTTGATGTAAATAATACTTTGTTTTATAATAATTTTACAGATATAATAAATTTGAAAAAATTAAAAAATTCAAATTATTTAAATGAAATTTTAACACCAAATGCAAATAATTTTAATTTAAATAAGATAGAAGAATATAATATTGTTGAAAATGGTAATATAATGGAAAAAGAATATGAGTTATTAATGGATTATAATTTAGATGGGTTTGCTTGTTATTATTATTGGTTTTCAAAGAATATAATAAATAATGATAATATGTTAATGCGAGAATCAGTGAATAAGTTATTTGAAACAGGTAAAAAATATGATAAAAAAATATTTTTTATTTGGGCAAATGAGAATTGGACAAATAATGCAGCAATGGGGAAATCAAATAAATCTATTATAAATATTTATTCTCTGAATGACTTTATATTAAATTTTAATAATATGCTAGAATATTTTAATAATGATTTGTATTTAAAATATGAAAATAAACCGGTTTTAATGGTTTATCATTCATTTTTATTTAATAATAATGAACTAGAAATATTTGAAAATAAAATGAATAAATTATGTATTGAACATGGATTTTCTGGTATAAAAATATATTGGAATATAATGAAACCATTAGAAAATTTAAATAAAGACACTCAATATAATGAATTTTATATAAATTTTAATTACAAAATAAATGAAGATTTTAGATATTTAATTCATGAGCAAGCTGTGATTAATTACGAAAAATATATTGATTTTTGTGAAAGGACTATAAAAAATAATATAGTGCAAACATTAGTATTTGATTTTGACAATCATGCTAGATTATTTGAACCAAACAAAACAAAGATTTCTACTATTTGTATTAAAAATTATCATTTTCTTAAGGTAAAAATGATGAAAATGCTTTTGTCCAAATACTCAGAGACAAATGAAAATATTATTTTAATAAATTCATTAAATGAATGGGGTGAAAAAATGGCTATTGAACCTTCAAATGAAGTAGGATTTTATTATTTAAATTTATTGAAAAATAATTTTTGAAATTGTGATTTTTTTGATTACCATAATAATATTAATTAAGATAAATATTCAAAATTAATATTATTATTATTATTATATATGGATAATTATGATATAATTTTATGTTGTGGTGGAAAATGTGGAAGTGTAACATTATTATCAACTTTTGTTAACAATGATTTTGAAACCCTACATACACATGGGACCTTTGAAAATGAAAATATTGATTCATTTGGAACATTAATATCAATACAAAAAAATATAAAGTTTTTATTTTTGATTCGTACAGAACACCAATAGAAAGACATATAAGTGCATTTTTCAAAATTTGCATTTACATATATTAAAACCTTTTGATGAAATAAATATTCATATGTTAATTTATTGGTATAACAAATTTTATATTGATTGTGATAATTATCATCCAATAGAAAAGATTACAAATTTTAATGATTATAAATTTGATTTTGACAAGGAATATATAAAAAAACAATTCTAATAAAAAATAGAGAAATTATTTATATAAAATTAAGATTTAAATCTATTCATATGTGGGATAAAATATTATCAGAAATATTAGAAACTCCAATTAAAATGTATAATGATAATTTATCTGAAAATAAATCATATGCATCATTATATAAAGAATTTACAAATAATTATTTGGTTCCGATTGAATATCTAAATAAAATACAAACATATGATACATTTATCAGATATAATAGCATTTTGGAAAAAGAAGAATATGTAAAAGAACATAAATTAAAATCAATGGAAATAGATTTATTTTTAGAAAAAATAAATGATGAAATGTTTACAAATATAACAGAAGATTTTAATCATGAATCATATAAGGAAATAAATTCATTAGAATATTGTAACTGTTTGGATATAAAAATACATTATGAATTAGTAGGATTTTATAAAAAATTAGAATATATAAAGAAATAAATTTAATTATTAATTAAATATTATACTATGATACTATAATACTATAATACTATAATACTATAACAATGAACAAAACATTAATAGGAAAAAATGGATATTTATTTTTAATAAATGATAGTTGTAATGAATTGGAAGCACACTGCTCAGAAAAAATTCCAAATATAAAATTGCAGGATTTTTTAAATAATTATGTATTAATAGTTTTTCCAAATAAATCATTGATGCATAAACAATATTTACCAGAAATATACAATATACAGTATAGACATGCATTAAACATATATAAATCTTCTTTAAAGGAAAAACTATTGGATGGATATGAATATCTAAAAGATGAAAATGATGTATATTATAAAACGGATACACATATAAACCTCAAGGGCAGCTACATGATTTATGAAAAATTTATAGAAAAAATAAATGAATTATATCATTTTAATTTGAGTGTTGAAAAAATTAATATAGAAGTAAAGCAATGCATATTAAAAGATTTATGTAGGGGGGTTGGGGACCTAACTTGGGAAACAAATTTAGGGAATCAATTGTTAGATGATATTAATGATAATTATTATTATAGCAATGATATATTGGATTTTTATATATATTATATTATTAAAAATGAAAATAGTATAAGATTTTTAGATTATCATTTAAATGATAATACATTATTACTAGAAAACCAAAATACTACTTGGGATATAATTTCTAAATATGTAATTTACAAAAAAAATGAAAATTGCAAACACAGAGTTTTAATATTTTATGATAGTTTTTTATTAAGTACAATACCTTTATATTTAAACCTATTTAATGAGGTTTATTTAGCAAAAACGCCATACAACAATAACTTAATTAACTTGATAAAACCAGGATATGTTTTTGAATTTAGGGTGGAGAGATTTTTGTTTTAACACAATTATGCATATTGATTTTATTGTCATCATCACATCTAATGATATATAGATTGTCATAATTTTTTAAGAATTTAAAAATATGGAAAATGCTTTCATTTCTATAAGATTGTGACTGTAATAAAAAAATATTCGATTTTTTATTTACATAGCATAAATTAACCATTGCCCCACCCCATTTTATATTATTTACTTATATTATGAAGAATATAAGTAAATCCAATAAAAATAAAAGCATCAAAAAAAATAAAAGCGTTAAAAGGAATAAAAGCGTAAAAAAGAATAAAAGTGCTAAAAATGATAAAAAAGGTAAAACAAAAAAACAGAAGACAAAACAGAAGACAAGAGAGAATACAAAACAGAAGAGAAAAATAAAGGTTATTAAAAATACAACACCTTTATGGTTAAATAATTTAGGAAAAGGGTTAGGAAAAGGAGAAAAAATAGAAATTGATAAATTAGGTTCTTATAGTCCAACAATAAATCAAGAATTGATAACATTAATATCAGGTGCAACAAGGGCGAAAGTTAATGCTTGTAATAATAAGAAGGCATTTCTAAATAATGAACCACTACAAATATCAGTAAATGAACATTTTTTATTTGGTAATAAATGTGTACCTTATTATACTAAAGAAGCGAAACAAATATTATTAGCAAATTTAGCAGCAAATAAACATGTTGTACCAAGTAAAATTATCCCTCCTAAACAATTATCAGCTAATTGTTGGTTTAATGCAATGTTTATGACATTTTTTATAAGCGATAAAGGTCGTAAATTTTTCCGATTTTTTAGACAATTAATGATAGAAGGTAGGCAAATAAATGGCAAAGAAATACCTATCAAGTTAAGAAATGCATTTGCACTTTTAAATTTTGCAGTGGATTCAGCATTAACAGGTTCCAAATATGCGATAACAATGGATACCAATAATATTATTCGTCAAATTTATGATGCTATACCAAAATCATATATAAAATCAACAAATAGAAGTATTCCTTATTTAAATGATGCAGGAAATCCAATATTATATTATAATGCTATTATCAATTATTTAGGTAACCATTCTATAAAAATGTATTTTGAAAATGATTTTCAACATCTTAAGAAGTGGAAAAATTTTTTTACAGATAAATTTGACTCCACTTTTTCCAAAGGTGGTAGTTTACCACATATAATTGTTGTAGAAATTCACGATGATTATGCAGCAAAGGTCAAAAATAAACCATTGAAAATTGAATTAGGAAAATCAGAATATGTATTAGATAGTGCTGTTGTTCGTGATATAAAAAAACAACATTTTTGTGCAATGGTAACTTGTGAAGGAGTGCAAATGGCATTTGATGGTTATAGTTATCATAGATTAAGTGCGTCCAATTGGAAGGATAAGATAAATAGTTCAGAACAATGGGAATTTGAAGGTACGGAAAATGAAGATGGTACTCCAATGAAATGGTCATTTTTTATTAGTTATCAATTGTTGTTCTATTATAGAGTTAGTTGATTTTTCTTATTACTTCATTTTTAGGGTCATGTTCCATATAACCAGGTAAAATAATATTTTCCTTACATATTTTAGTATTTATATCACAATCTGTTGGAATAGTACTTTGAATATACATATTTTCTAATGATTTATTATTTCTAGAGAGAAAATTATCAGATAGTGATTTTATCAATCCATATGCTTTCTCAGAAAAATCCTTATATTTTGTAAAAATAGGTTTGAATGCTTCTATTATTCTTACAAATAAAAGTGAACAAAATAAATATATAAATTTCATTTATACTAATAAACAATAATTTATTAGTATAGTTTTTTATAAACCTTAAACCTTAAACCTTAAACCTTAAACCTTAAACCTTAAACAGAACAGCAAGTATATTGCTTGCCAACTTGAGGACTACCAACACAACCACCAGACTGATATACACATATATCATCAGCGAAATAATAATTATTTGTACCTAATTGAGTAGCACAATAATTACACATCCATGCACATCCAGTTCCAGAACTAACCGAAAAGGAAACACAATTATTTGGTGAAGGCTCTATATTTGAACAAGTGGAATTAGCACTACTATTCACTGGTTTAATATAAAATAATGCAAATAATGAAAGAAAACTACAGATTCTCATTTTTATATAATAAAATGATGTTTTTAAATACTTTTATTAGTGTCTTTTTTTCAGTTCCTTTTTTTAGGTAATTTCTTGAATAAACAAAATCGCATTTATATATATGTCAAGAGGAACTGGATTTTTGGAAACAATGATAGACTTTGAAAACATATTACCAACTATTATTGATAACCCTAATACATTCAATATTATTGAAGGTTCTTTGAATTCAGCATGGAATTTATTTCCATTATTAGAGCAAATAAATGATGATATTGATGATATTTTTATTGGACAAATAATTATAATAGAAAAGTATATTATTCCAAAATATAAAGAATTTCTTCAAGATCCAGAAAAAACTGCAAAGGAAAAACAAGTTATAAAATCTCAAATTAGAATGTTGATGAGTATGCAATTAGACCCATGTTTTAAATATTTAGAGAACTTATTATTATTTGAAGATTTTTTTAGTGATGGAGATTTACAAAGTTATTTAGCTTATAATATTTTCATAAAATTAAGATTTTTTAATAATAATGATACTTATTTACCATATATTCAATTTGAAGATTCTGTTTTTCCTAATTTATTTCTCCAACAAGATAGTGAACAATTGAAAACGAGTATAAAAGATATGTTTAAAAGTTATAAATATACAAAAATTTTATTAATAGATAATAATACCATAATAGAATTATTTCCAAATGAATTTACTGAAACAGAATTAGCTGATATAAGGGTTTATATAACGGAAATAGGATTTCCTCAAGGAAAAATATTATTAATGAAAACGAATTTTTTTGATTTATTAAATGATGATTTTTCTTATAGAAAATTGTTAGCACTTATTGTATTAGTAACGCGTCTGGATTATTCTGCTATTAATTATAGCAGTGAATTTGGAAAAATAAATATATATAAGAAATTTATTGAAATATTAACTGATAAACAGACACGTGATTTAATGGATGAAATGGATAATTTTAGAGCAGAAACGAGACTTAAGAAAAATGTTCAACGCGATATGACTGCTGATAATACTGCAAAAGCAGCATTAAAAACGAGATTAGAAGCAAGTGGAATACAAGAAGGAATGGTTGCAGAGGAACCTATTGAAGACATAAATTATGTTGGATTATTACCTAGTATTGATACTTTTGCAGATGTATATATTACTTCTGATGAGATAAAAGATAATTTGATGGCTTTTTTTAGATTTGATATAAATGATATTGATACATTAAAAGATTGTGTTGATTTTTTATTAAAAATTATTGATGGGACATTTATGAAGAATATTTTTGAAAGAGAAAATCTAAATGATAAATATAATTATGATATAGAAAGAATTCGTACAAGAACAATGAAATATTTAAATATAGATGATGATACTATAAGGAGTTTACAAATCTTCAATAAATTAATACAAGAAGAAGTTGGTCCTGTTGGGGCTCCTGGTAATGCTCCTGTTCCTGGTGGAGCTTCAAGTGCTCCTGTTCCTGGTGGAGCTTCAAGTGCTCCTAGTGCTCCTGGTGCTCCTGGTGCTTCTGGTGGGGCTCCTAGTGCTTCAAGTGCTCCTGTTCCTGGTGGTGGAGTTAGTGTGACTAATGTTGCAGTTCCTAGGGTCCCTAGTG